GGTGGGATATATAATTAGGTCATATCAACGAAAGGATATAAAATGCCAAATTGGGTATATAACACTTTGACCATACAAGGTCCAAAGTCAGAAATTGATTATATCAAAGATAGATTGAATCGTCCATTTGATGTATTACATGATAGTTGGAATCCTAAGACTATGGAGATGGAAGTATCTGAAACTCATTATTCCGCCCCTGTCTTTGCATTCTGGAATATCCACTCTCCACTTGAAGAGGGTATTACCATGGAAGAATATGTTCAGCAACCTAGTCGTCTAGGAATTGACCCACAAGACCCTGAATGGTTTGCTAAAGAAATTGCACATGCCAAAACTCAAAAGGATTGGTATAACTGGAATACATCTAATTGGGGAACCAAATGGGATGTTGCTGTTCGTGACGGTGACGAATGGCCTGAAACAGAATTACTTGAATATAAATCAGAGGGTGAGGATAACTGGCTTGTATATAAATATAATACTGCTTGGTCTCCTGCTGTAACAGTTCTAACTAAACTATCTAATCTTGTTCCTAATTCTTTACTTACTTTATCATTTGAGGAAGAAACAGGTTGGGGTGGGGAATATGAAATTCTTCGTGGCAATGTAACAGAACTATTAGATTATGAGAATCGTTGCAGAGATTGTGATGAAATAAACACAATGGATTATTGCGAGAATGAATGTGGAGAGATATGTTCATCTTGTAATTATATGGGTGAGGCAGACCTAGAATGTGTAGCAGAATGTCAGACCCATAAGATATACTTGGATTCCGAGCACGTCCCTGATTATAGAATGGAGCAAATCAATGGCTGAATCATTTCTAGAAAATGAGAACCAAATGGTTATAGACGCAATCTATCATGAGATAGGTGAACAACTTGTCGAAGATTGGGTTCAATCTAATTTAGATGAAGGGCAGATGTATGCAGATTATAGATTTGCAGAAATGTCCAATGATAACTATATCAAAGGTAGGTTTAATCTATTTTATGATTTGAACCCTGAAGACCAATATTACTTAGAATGGGATGAAAATGTCTAATCAATTAATCGAATATATGAAACTTCATTTAATTAGTTTAGAGCAAGATATGGAGAAATTACATTCTGAGGATGTAGTTCCCTATAAAATACTAGAGGCTTCTTGGTCTACCACCGCCCACCTTTTGTCAGTGGCAGAGGATATAATGGGCTCATGAATATAACAGCAACTGAACTAGACCCACGTCTACATAAACTCGTTAACCTTGGTGTTAGCGGCATTGATATCATGCACGGAGAACTCAAAATCAAAATGCTGGAGGCTGAAGCAGAACTGCAAATGGCTCAGGAGATTGAGGAAGAGAACGACTATAGCGACGCTATGGAATCCATGGAACGCAAGTACTGGGAAGGCTATACAGACGCTCTGGCGGCATTGTACAGCCTCACATATGACCTATCATTTGCAATTGCTGATAAGGAGGCAAAGAATGGCAATTAAGGAAGTTGAACTACCTACAGATCTAGAACGCAGGGACAACGTTTATAATGAATTAAACAAGATTGTCGACCAGTTGTCAGCCTTGCCTGTCTTCCCGTCATTGATGTGGACATGGGCCTTTGATGTGCTACGTAACATCTACGAAGACCACAAGGAGGTTGCCGAATACAATGACTATGTCATTGCAGAGGGCACAGAGTTAAAACAAATCTTTGATAAGTTCTGGGAGGATGTAGACAATCTAGGACTCAGCATGGACCACGGCGGAGAAATTGTCGAAGAGGTTATTCGTGACTGGATGATTGACAATGATTTCCTGGTTTCTCTGGATGACGACGGTTGGTTAGATGACTGACCAAGAAATAATTAATTTTAAGTTGGAGCTGGCCCGTGCTTGGATTCAAAGCGGGCAGCAAGACTTGGCCAGGGACCTGGTCAGGTCGATTATAGAGGAGGGCATAAATGAGTAATTACGCACCAAGCTTAGAAATCCTGGAAGTAAACTATTCTGTATCACCTGGTGGGGTAGATACATTTGAAGTCTATGATAAATCTGAGATAGAACCTGTCCAGCTTCCAATATATGAGACAGAGTCCTTGACAGAAGCTGTCCAATTCTGTTACAATTTGGGACGGGATTTTATTGTCCGTACATATGCAGAGTGGGAAATGAGGGAGCTACTTGCAGACATTTAGAGTATATGGTTCCAGGACCCAAGAATTCTATACAGACATTGCTGCAGCAGATCCAGGTGAGGCATATGACATTGCCTATAAGGATCCAATGCAGTGGTTTGAGGTAGAGATAGATGACCCAATTGAACCACATCATGTGGAGCTATTGGACTTACAACTAAATAAAGATAATGTAGAAGACGATTATCCATCAATGGAAAGTGGGATTATCATTGGGGGAACAAATTAATCGTTACGGGACTATTTACAAATTCGTGAATATCCTATATAATAAATACCTATCATGAAAGGATAGAATAAATGACAACAAAGCGAGAATATCTAGCATCAAAGGGAATTACTGTTGGCCGCCGTGGCCGTTTCTCTTCCGCTGCAAAGCAAGCTCTCCAGGAGGCGGAAAGCCAGGGGATCAAGTTCGTAGCTGAGTCTAAGACTCCTAAGAAGTAATCTCATATAATGAGACGGGGGCTGGCGCAAGTCAGCCCCTTCTGATATAATCCAAAGACGAAAGGTGGGAATATGGCGCAATCAAAAGAAATCAAGGTAGGCGAACTACTAGCAAACTCAGTAGAAGACTACTGGTTCAACCCAGCAACGCTGGGTCATTATCTCAGCCAGCAACCTAACTGGACAATCGACAGGGTAATGGAGGTCGTCTGCTGGATTATTGAGAAGAATGCTGGTGTATATAAAGACAAGGCGGGGAAACAAGAAATCTCCGAAGGCCTTGCCCTAGCATATACATTAGACAATCTAATCAATAGAATCAAAGAGGCAAACAACTTCAATCATATCAAGTTGCCCTAAATAAACACAATATAACCCCAATTCGGACATATCCAAATTGTCCGTTTTGGGGTTTTTTTGCTGTGGGCATATGGGCCGAATTTCGCTTTTACGAAGAATGATCTAAAATCCCAGAAATATTATAATAAATCTAATATAATCTATATAGAATATAACAAAATGTGATCTAAATCTGCCAGAATATGGACCAAATTTTCCGTTTACGGAGAGCTAAAAAATAGGCCTGAATGGGCCAAATTCTATATTTACGACCTATTGACAAAATTCCCAGAATATGCAGCTATTGACAACATGCATGGATATATGCTATATGGGTCAAATTGGGATTACGTCCATATTTTGAGATGGCGTCCAATTACTCATATAATATTAAATCTAATATATGATAATAATTGATAGTAAATTGATAACCATTTTACTCCACAATGCTCCACTATACTCCACTTAAAAGGCCTTAGAAAGGCCATAGAGAGGAGAAAAAAGGTGGGGGGTAGTGGAGAGATATCTACCTATTTGGTCCAAATACAGGAGTTATGACAGGATGTCTATCATCCTCATCTGACCATTTGCCTGTAGAATATCCTATTTCTGGATTAGAATGACCCATTTCTGGATCTTTGTCTATATCTTCTTCAAAGTCTAGCCATGCCTCAAGATTGTCTAGAAATCCCATTATTCTTCAAATGATTGTTGTGAAGCCCATAGAGCATCTTGATCTATTTGACTAGGGTTTGTACCATTAGGGTATTGGTTATATTGGACTCCATTAGCTTCCCGCCCTTTTTGTTCTACAACAAATCCATTCTCTCTATCGAATAGGACATAGTCCATTTCAACTAGATTAAAGGTATCTTTAAATATCGATATAACCTTATCTAATTCTAGTCGACCACAAGTATAGAGATCAAATTGGATTAGCCCTGGGTCTACTTCATCCCAGATATGAAAGGCGATATGACTGGTCTCAATCATAACAATAGCTGTGAGACCCTTATTGCCTTCCTTATCTACATAGGATGCAAATGGACCCTTAATAATCTTCATGTCGATCTGCTCGACTAAATTGCGTAAAAATTCAATTCCTTGCTCTTCCGTATTGATCGGATTCTTTATTTTGGCATTTACCAATAAATGCTTATGATATATCATGTTAAACCTTTCCCTGTAAATATGCGAAGTAATTAAGTATAGCAAATAGTATGACTAAAAGCCCTATAGCGTATTTCATTCTTTCCCGCCAAAATTGATTACCTTGAAGGCATCGCCTGTCTCTTCATCCACGAAGTCCCAATGAAAAATATCATAATCTGGATCTACTGTACCAGTTTTCTCCCAATATGGAATACCATCAGCATCATAGTCATCCCATTCTGCCCCGCTTAAATCCATATTTAATTTATAGAATGTTCCATATTTACTGTAGATGGGCCAAAATGTATCCCATAGCCATCCATTAAATTTATACTTCCAGCCTGTATATCCATCTTCTTCCATATAGGCTATCTTTAGCATGCCTTTAGATGCTATGGATCCTGCTATATTAGCTATCCACCGCAACGGTGGCTTAGAGTTATGTTCTGCAATTGAATCATCTAAAAAATTACGCATGTCTTCTCTCTTCTCGCCGCACTTTTCGGTTCACTAATTGCGATCTAATTAGTCTTAATTTTATCTATAATCTCATCAAATTGATTGTGAGTAATTTTTTGGTAGATTAAAGATTCCGCCTTAATCTTAGCCAAGGATCTAGCCTTATCCATATCGATTCCTGGAAGCTTTTCTTCTATATCTTTAAGGCACATTGCATGAATTAGTTCTGCCTTAAACGCCTTGTCCATGCCCGTGCATTCCGCTATCTGCATTATTCATCATCCATATCTACTTCAAATGGGTCACTTAGATCTAGTTGATCAAGATTCTCTAGGGACTTATATGTAACCACTGCTGTAAATGCCATGAAGGCAATTAGCCCTGCTGCGACAAGTACCTTTTTATTCATTATCTTCTCCATTAAATAGAGTTACTACATCCCTTAGTATTACATCACGCTTTGTGATATACCCGCCCTGCTTGTTTAGTTGATCAATGGCAGTCTTTTCATCTTCCGCCAAAATCTGAATAACCATGTTTACATCAAAACTATAGCACTTTGTTTCTTTTATATTGTTTTCTATTTTCATTCCCAGCCATTGTACTTTCTTGGTAACTCTGTTGCTCCGTATGCGTATTCATATGAGCTTAAACTAAGCATCCTAGACTTACCACAAGGGCAAGGAGGGGCTTTATGAATCTTTTCTTCTGGCAGTTCTGTCTCGATACTCATCAATGTATTGCAGGTTTTACATTTAAACATATACTTAATCACTTTTTATCCTCCATGATCATTTCTATTATTGCATAGCAATCACAAGTGCTGGTCATACATTCTGCCGTTCTTAATCCGTACCGTCTTAATTCTCCTGATGCTGAGAGTAAATGCTGTTCTTGTATCAAAGAAGCAATTCTTTCCCGCTCTCTTTTCTCAGCCTTTTTACAGCCATTGCAGGGACACTTCCAGACAGTTTTACTATAACTTATCTGGTCTCTAGGGTCTCTTAAATGTGATGTTTCTGCTGCTTCAAGATCCAACTTGTTCTTCTTCCGATTCTATAAGAGCCCAGTATCTACGCTCCCAGCTTTCTGATTTTTCTTGTGCATCAAGCCACATTTGTTTCATACTATCTCTTTTTTCGTATGCTTGATCTATTAAGTCTTGCATATATGCTGTTTGAGAAACTATGTCTTTATTTACTCCTTGAGCCCTACCAATAGCGATACCGCTCATAAATATTAAAATGTTCCAAAACAAGTCCCACATATCCGCCTCTTTCTTTAGATACTAATTATAGACCAAGGTCTTAGACTTTGTCAATAGCCTCATCTATATTATATTCGTGTTGTTTTGTACAATCTCCGCACTGCTTACACATAGAAATCCCCCGCCTTTCAGCGGGGGTTCTCCTTAATTAAACTTTCTTTTGCCTACCAGTACGCTTTGGAACTAATGAAGTTTCTCTACGTATACCGTGTTTATTACGATCTATTTTTACTGCAGGCTTTGAGATACCAGATTTAAATTTGCCTTGGCTTGGATTTTTCCTAGTTGCTTCTTGCGAAGTTACAGCTCCTGATGGCTGTGTATTTGGAGGAGTATCCATTCCTGTACCATTATTCATTAATAAATCTCGTTCTCTCTTCTTGAGTAGCAGTCATGTTTAGTGTCAAACCTGCTTCTCCATCTCGTGTGACGTCAAGCATGCCTCCTGGAATTTTTGCCATTCCAGATTCGCTACCTATGTTTTCGCATCCGCATTCTACGCACATGATTACTTCTTTGTTGTTCCTGCTGGACCTTGTGTTGACTTGTCCTCTGCTGGGAATGCTGCTGCAGGATCTGCTGCGTATTGCTCGCCGTTCCAAACAGGTGCATCGTTTACTTTAGGACCAGTAAATCCGTCCAAGTTAATTCCTTCTGCCATTTTTTTCTCCTATAGGGTCAATTTAGATGGGTCTAGAAATCCATCCATATTCCCATTATAGCATTTCTAATTTCTATACTTCTCTTCCCAGCAATGGTCGCAGACCATAATATATCTAGTTTCTGTGCTGGTGATGCGGGTTGCAGCATTGCCACAACCCTTCACCTCGCATTTTTCGTCTTGCGACATTACTTCTTCTTTGTAGACTTTTTGACGGTCTTTTTTGGAGCAGTCTTCTTAGCTGGAGACTTCTTTGCAGGAGCCTTCTTCTTAGGTGCTGCCTTCTTGGTTGTTTTCTTCACAACTGTCACCTTTCTTTCAGGCTCTTCTAAAACAAGAGTTGTGTACTTGAACTCTTCTGGAAAAAGCCATTTCTTTAATTTATCAAACATTATTTTTTGTCTATCTTTCTGATTATATAATCGATCACCATTTGTGGCTCCCATTCTTTTGGGAGTTCAAGATTACCTATTTCTCTTATTATGTCTTTTCTGACTTTTTCTTGTAAGTATTCTTCCACAATCTTATTCTATCATTTATAAAATAAGGAGGCAAGACCCTTGAGCCCTGCCCCCTTATTAAATTTAGATTACTTTACTAGAGTAACCTTAGCTTTTGGATTCTTTGCATTCCACTGACGAGCCAACTTATTGAAGGCAGCCTTTAGATCCGCAATAGACTTATCTGAAGCAGCCTTTGCTGCTGCAGCATCTGCTAGGGCCTTATCAGAGGCAACCTTAGCATCTGCAAGAGCCTTGTCTGCTGCAGTCTTATCTGCTGCACGGCCTGCACGTTCTGCTGCAAGAGCAGTATTTGCTGCTGCAAGTTGTGCTGTAAGAGCAGCAACTTCACCACTCAAATCACGAACTGCAATTACCTTTACAGATGATGCAGAAGGTGTGCTAAATCCAGTAACTGCTGCTGCCATGTCTGCTGATGCAGCATAGAAAACGATTGTAACTGGACCAGTTGCTGGAGCAACAAACTTAACGTCTGCTGTGCCAAAATTAGTCAATGTTGCACCAGTTGTTACTGTTACGGTATCAAGTGTTGCTCCATTAGCAATTGCATTTAGAGTCTTTCCAGAAATTTTATTTCCAAATACGTCTTGTGCAGTTGCTGTTACTGTTACTGATGTTCCTGCTGGTGCTGAATCAACGCCAGAAAGAGCGATCTTATCAATCAGTGTAGATGTACCCTGAATGAAGTATGTTGCTGTTGTGCCCTGATTTGAAATTGCTACAGAGCTAATTGCTGTCGTTTTAGTATATACATAAAACGTTGCTGTTGTACCTGTACCAACATTCAATGACCATGTAGATGATCCTGAAGATGATGTTACTGGTGCTGTAGATGTTGCAAATGCAGGAACTACAGTTGCGTTAGTTGCGCTAACAGAAACTGCTGTTCCTGTGTCAACTGTTACTACAAATTCAACTACATCGACAGAATCTACAGAATTATCTGTAGGAACTGGAATTGTAATTGGTGCAGTCGCTGCTGTACCTGCTGTTTGTGTTGTCCATGTCGGGGAAGCAATTGTTCCTGTATTCTTCTTTACAGAAGTAATGACCATGGGTGCAGCACTTGCAGATGTTGCAACAAGGGTGCTCATAGTCATGGCTGCAACCACGGCTAGGGCGATTTTCTTAAATGATTTCATTTAATTTATTTCTCCTTATATTATCCATATTCTTGTGAAAATGGAATTCTAGTTTGTGTACGAGTTCCGCCATTGTGACGGTGAGTGATTATCCTCAATTTCATTTTTCATATCAATGTCTTCGTACATTCTTACAACATGCATACATGGATCTTCGCCATTATCAAATCCTTGCATTTCATGTTCAGACATTGGTAGTCCGTCGTGTGTGTAACATACAGGAGGTCCGCACCAACCTTTTTCAAGCCCGTATGAAATCCATTCGTCAAATGTTAAATCCATTGTGCTAGTTCCTTTAACAGTCTGTGCTTAGGCATTGCACCTACGACTGTGTGGACTGGATTTCCATCCTTAAATAATACCATAGTCGGTATTGATTGTACAGAGTATTCCTGAGATTTTCCTGGATTTTCATCAACATTTAACTTTCCTATTAACAGTCCAGTCTCACTTGAGAGTTCTTCTAAGATTGGATTCATCTTTTTACAAGGACCACACCAGTCTGCCCAGAAATCTACCAAGATAAGACTATTATCTGATATAGCCTGACCAAATGTATCGTCTGTGATTATCATATTGCCTCCACATGAGTAGGCCAAAAATATTGGCATTTATCGCAACAAGTATAGCCCAACTCACGATAGTCAGAATATTCGCTATAGAAATAATATTTTTCAGGATCTTTCTCAAATAACCTGCCCTTGTGTGAGTAATGAAGCTTTTCATCTCCAAGCCACCAAGGTCTGTCTGACTCTAGACCCATGAAATTCTCTTCATAAATCTCGTCAAACTTTGCGTGTGTGCTATTTTTATAGCCACGAAGAATAATTTCCTTAATAATAGATTCATTATAAAGAAATAGCCAGTCTTCATGTCCACGCCACATCTTAACTGCTGGATGATTTATCCAAGCACCTGATTCATCATAGTAACCCGCCAAGGACTTGAGTACCTGTAGGTTCTCAACGCTTTGCTTGATAAGACGTTTACGATCTAGGTGTTTTGCAGTCTTATCAAAATTTGCGTGTGGTAGAAATGTTTGCATAGTCCTATCCTACTAAATAATATAAGGCTAGTCAATACTAGTCTTGATTTTTTAATTCTTCGGCAGCCTCATTAAATTTATCCATAAACATTTGAATTACAAATAATGTGCTTTCTTGTGCATTCTTTTTTAATGCTTCTTCTGCCAATTCGCTTCTTTCTTCGATTGGCATTGCGTTATACCATTTCTGATATAACGCAATTGCAACGTCTCCGATAATTGCTTCCAGTACAGTTACTTGATTAGCCATTTAATGCTCCTGCAAGATCAATTAGTATGCCGTTTCCTTGCTTACCTTTAACTGGTCTAGACTTAGCTTTAATCAAATCATATAGTTGTGTATATGATAATGTTGGTTTAGCAGACTTAACCGCTAGCCATGATGCTGCTGCTACTTGAGTTGAAATAGATGTGCCAGTAGCATTCACTCTTGCCCCGCCTGGAACAAATACTTGTGCTCGTGAGTTTGCAGTAAAATCAATTAAGTTAGCATCATAGTTACTATATACCTCTATGCCATTTCTTGTAGCAGCGCCTACTGAAATTGAGTTAGGGATACATGAAGGCCAGTCAATCTTTTTATAGTCATAGGTATTGCCTGAAGCAAAAAATACTGGTACTCCAGAATCAACAAGAACCTTTATCTTATTTTCAACTAAGGTGCTTTTTGGGCAGTAGTCTGTTGAAGATAACAAATTATGGTGTCCTTGTGACATCGAAACTGCTTGAATATTAAACTTATCTCTATTTTGAATTACCCAATCCAAGGCCATCCATACTGATGCATCTGTGTTAATTTGTCTATCGTAGTTAATATTTTGACCAACAATACGTACAAATACAATATTCATATTTGGGTTAGTCTGAATTGCTGCAGAGGCCATCTGTGTGCCATGATCAAAACCATTTTTGGTAATGGCATTTAGTGGCAATGTAGCAGAATTTGGACCTTCCATAAATGATCTTCCATTAGGGCATGTTGTCCATTCTAAAACACACACCTCGTAAACTAATTTTGATTTAATGTCAGGAATTGAGTTGTCTATCGCAGTATCTAGGATAGCTAATGTAGGCACATTTGATGTGCTATTTTTCAGCGTAGAGTTCTTTACATTTGCAAATGAACTCGTTGGTACAGCAATTAATACGGCAATTAGAGCCGTTAGGATTTTTTTATTCATGTAGACTATTCTACTAAATAGCGTAGAACCTGTCAATACTATTCTTTAGGTTTCCTGTTGTACCATTTGCCAGCATCCATTTCAGGAATATTTAATCCTTTTGATTCCATCATAGCCTGCAAAGTTATCTTTAAATATTCTAATTCATACTGCTGGCGTAATACTTCAAGTTCCAGCACCCTGATTCTTTCTGACTTTCTCATATATCCGTTCTGTCTTTATCTATCGGAGTGGGAGCAGTTGCAAGGCTACCACAATTAGCACATTCCATATCTAGGAAGTAAGTTGCTATTTCAAAATCATCAAAAATTGCTTTTATGTTCCATATGTTACATCCACATGGACATACATGAGTAGGAGTACCACGAACATCCATTGCATGATCATAGTTTTGAGGTCTCAGGTTAATGATATCTCCCATTTGCTCTTCCTCTTCATAAGGCTCAATACTTTCTTTATTTAATACAAGCAACTCGTACTTGCTAAAGAAGTCTCTCGCTACCCCGACTGATAACAAGCCGAACAGTAGGGCGGCTAATCGATTTAGCCATTTCATAAATCTATTATATCCTAGACTTCAATTATTGTAAAGGGTGGTCTGACACTCATATTAAACTTAGCCGCCGCCTCTAAAGCCATTCTAACACGTTTACGTGGAGTCTTAACCTGAGCTGTAGAGAATAGAGAGCCAAGGGCAAGTTCTTGTCCTGCTCCTTCTGCCATATATTGAACATCTGCTTCTCCAATATGAAAATCAGAGTCCATCGCAAAAATTCTTCCAGCACCTTGAACTGCTATTAAAAAGATGCCACCAAGATCTCCGTCCTCTGTTCCTGAACTGAAGTTTCCATAACCTTGTTCCTTAAAAGCATCTTTAATTGATTCAACAAATCTAGTTCTCATAAACTTATCTAGATTTCTATACCCTGCAGTTGGCTTATAAACAGGTGGTGTCCAATTGTATTGAAGTATCTGACCCATTCTAAAACTATCAACAAACCCAATACCAAATTGTCCTACTTTAAAAACTTTTGGATCAGTTCTTTGAAATATTAAACCACTTTTATCGTCGGATGCAGCAGCATCTCCGCCAAGGAGAACCTTGTTTTCATGAATTAGGGCGACTATACAGGTCATACCCCTAGTATACTATTTTTAATATTCCGAGTCCATATCCCTAAATTCAATTATATTTAATTGAACTAGGGCATTTTCAAGCTCAGCCTTTACCTGAATTAATTCTTGGATAGAAGAATAATATTTATCTTTCCAGTCGATCAGTTCTTTTTCTAATTTATATAACTCAATTTTGAGGTCTTTTATCTCTAATTTAAGATGATCTTGTTCCCGCTCAGCCCTACGTACTTTTTCCTTTTTACTGTCTCTTACGGCAGCGACCAAGGCAGTTGCAAATCCAGATAATGTGGCAGCAAATAGGGCAATTACGATTGAGGTATAATCCATAATAGATTAATTATACCGTAAAATTAAGTCTAAACTAGCAACTCTGACGCTGATACTTCATTGCCAACATAGCGACGGCGGATAATAAATTCCTTAACATGGTCTGGTCCATTTGATCTACCCGCCAAAATAATTACCCAGCGTGGCTCAAATTTAGACGAGATGCATGTCTCGCACATTAGCAGATTTATAGGAAGCAATGAAGACTTCTTTACATCTAATTTAGCCTTAGTCTTATTGCAACTATAGCAAAGTATTTTTTCCATTAATTTGATTCCTCAACATGTTGATGAACAATTTCATCCACTATGGTGAAATTCTCATTCTCTACTAAATCTTCGTACTCTTCTCCGTCTATGTTATATTTTACCATAGAGGCAAAGGCTCCGAGTTTTTCCAGCATTCCATAACGTTGTTCGTCATGAAGCCAAACGATATATATGACATCAGAGTACTCTCGCACTTGGAACTCCCTCTAACTCGCATCTTACACCATATGATTCAATTAATTTCTTTACCTTACTTACGTAATCAATAACCATTTCTTTTTTGGTTCCTTCAAACTGTATAAAGTTATCTTCATATAATCTTAATGCGAGAAAGTCGGGATATTTTACTATGTCCATCAAAAGCATTGATGGCTTTTGTATCTCGTGCACTCTCTTTTTCATTTCATCGTTATAGAATACGGGCTTATTTGGTTCGCCAGTCCATTGATTAATTCCGTATTTAAAATGCTCTTTAAGCTTGTCTTGGCTCTTATCAATGAACATTTTTCTTCTTCAATCTCTTCCAGGTTTCGGCAGTCTTATGCAAATTCTTAGACTTATCAATAGATCCAGAAGTCATAAAGACACCTCCCCATACTCCATATTCATTCATATCCTGACCAGCTTTATAGCAAATACTAACAACTGGGCAAGATAAGCACATCTCATCTATATTTCTTGCAATGTTTGGATCGGCTTCGTATTGGTCATAAAATAAATTTGTGTCCATTCCACGACATATCGCAAGCGAGTACCAATCAAAATCTTCTTCATCTATTCCTAGATTACTTAAAATACTTGACATATTTTTTTGGAAGTTCCCATACGCCTTCGTTATTTACAGAAATTCTTTCTGCAATGCCCCAAGTATTTCTAAATAGTCCTTTTATGCTTGTGAACCCTGATGGATCCTTTTTCCATATTACTAGGTCATAATTGTCCCAATATGGAGTAACATCCTTGGCTCTCTTGATTAAGAGATTTACGCCAATTTCATTTAACTTTAGCATGCCGTCCTAATAAATTAACCGCAGCATCCCACTGATATATATTATACAGGTTTTGCTGCGGCTATGTCAATAGTTACTTAAGAAAAGTTCCATCCCATATGGACTTTTTTACTGGCTCTTCTTTGTCCTCTACGTCGTATGCTTTATCTACTGGTACGCAATTTGGGACCATTCGGCCATTTTTTTCTTTCATGCCGACTTGCCTATAGCCAGTCCAACACTTCTGCATCTCATTATCCCACTTGTCATCTTCTTCATCATCAGACTTATATATATCTGACTTAGACATATCTTCCATTTCTGTAGAGTCTTCTGACTCTGGGGCTTCTGTCTCTGTTTCTGTTTCTGTTTCAACTTCTGGCATTTCGATCATTCCCTCGATAGCCTCCATCAAATGCTCAATTACCATGCCAAGTTGTTCCTTGGTTATTTCAGGACGGAGAGCTTTTTTAATTTCTTCATCGTCATCAATTTCAATTACTGTATCAAATGGCTCTACGGCATCTTCAAGCATATCTTTAATTTCTTCTACAAGATCATCTTGGGTTAATGATTTCTTCATATTCTTTTCCCGTTCTACAATTTTGCGAGACCAAGAGAAACCAGCATCTCCACCCCATGCGTCCCACATAATTCTACCATTCGAAGGGTTAGAAGTATTGTAAAAGTCTTTACCTTTCTTGTCTACTTCATGTCTTGAAAAGAAGGAGTACATTCGCTTGACAGTAGAGAGGCTGAGTGTTTCACCTCTAGCTAATTGTCCAGCACGGGTCCAGCCAACTGCTGTACCAGCACCTGTTGCTTTACCCTCTTGTTTCCAACGTATAGCCCGCTTTGCTGCAGACTTCATTCCTCCTGTTGGTTTGTATCCTTCTTTAGCCATTATTTCTCCTTCACGCTAACGACTTTGACGTTTTTAACTTCATCGTCAACTCCGAATATATCATTAATATAATCTGCTGCATCTTCCTCGCTGAATGCTTGGACTTCTGCATCAACCTCAAGTTTAATCCTATAGGTATTCATTTTATTTACCGCAAGTAGGGCACTTTCCGTCTGCTGTAGGTGCAGGTTTAACTGCTGTTCCTCCAGATTTAAACTTCGGACGACCAAATCCTACGATTGAAACCATTACTCCTGCTTTGTTTTTCTTATATGCACGAAGCTGCTTACAGCATTCTCCGCCATTTCTCTGACTGCCCTTTTTGTTGCTTGAAGTATTACCTTCAATACACCAAACAGTTCCGTCTTCATTATCTTCAATAACAATTCCTACGTGAGAAATTCTATCGACACCGTCTGAAGGGAAATCAAAATAGGCGATATCTCCTGGCTCTGGATCTGCAATGTCTCCATCAATCCATGCGTTAGCCTTCTTAAATGCTGCTGCGCCACCTGGTGTATAAACTGTATTAGGAATCTTTACTCCTGCTTCATTAGCACACCAGTTAACAAAAGATCCGCACCATGGCTGGAAATTAGCTTTTGTATATGCACCATACTTTGTTTCATTATCTTTTGGACCTTCAATATATCCTACTTGAGATTTAGCAACTTGAATTAAACGAGCAGCGGTTCCTGCTGGAGCTTTTGCTGTTTCTGCTGGTACTGGAAAATCACTCATGTTTATTCCTTATCCCAATCTGCATCAACTGGTTGTTCTGCTGGCATTGCGCCATCTGGCTTAGCTGCCAAACGTGCACGTACTGCGTCTGCTTCTACGTCTGCCTTTAGTTCATTGATTGCTAATTCTGATTCAAGCTTCTTGTCTGCTTGAGTATTCTTTGCATCTACTTCCTTGTTATCCAACTGTGCCTTCATAATATCTTTAGCACCTGATTGTCCAATTAATAGACCCGCCAAAGTTCCTGTAATAAATGTTGCAACGCTACCCAATACGTTGAAGAACATCTTATCATTTTCTGACTGTGCTCCGATTGGTTGTGATACGAACAATAGCCCGTACAAAATTCCTACTGATGTAAGAAGAAGAATTGTTCCAAGAGTTAATCCTAGAATAAACTTTAATCTTGCATCAAGATCTGCTGGTGTTAATCTTTCTTTAGCCATTTTTTACCTTACTATTCTGATAATCTGTCCATATTTTTTCGCCAACAATATCTTTGCTGCACGTTCCTGTTGATTCACAGATTGGAGGATTACATTCTGCCTTATCCCAATTTGCTTGATCCTGACAAGGATAGCGGAAACTGCCCTGATACCCACAAGAAGTTAGGGTCAAGGCCAGCACTACGCTTGAAAATGAGGCAATTATTTTTCTCATGCCTCTATTATACCTTATTCCTCGTCTTTTCTTAAAGGGATGGTTATTAGCCAAATAACGGTAACAATTATTGTGGCTAGGCCCACTACGTCTTGGGCTGTGCCTGTTAGGGTAAGCCAAGCTATAAAAAAGCCAAGGAGGGTCCATAGCTGGGCTATGCTTTCCTTTACTGCTTCCCAGATCCAATTAAAAAATCCTTTAATTATTTTCATCCTATCCTCCTTGTCATGGCTGCTGCCACAATATTTCCTGCAATAATTACTGGCACAATCACTTCCTGCGCCTTTTCTCTTTGGTCGTCTGTCATATCTTTGCCCCATTCTGATGGGCTAAGTAATTTTTCAAAATCAATATCTGATATAGCGCCAATTGGATCCGATAAAAATGCTTCTGTTGCAATTTCAGTTGTTGCATCCGCTAAAGTATATGGCATAGGCGCTGCTCCATTTTCTTTAATTCTATCACCAAATTCTTCAAGGGCTTTTGCAATTGTTGGTTCTGATGCCGCTAATGCTGCAACCTTTGCAATTTCTGATGTTTTAATTCCAAGACCTTCTGCAACCGCCGCTTTTTGCTCTGGAGTTAATTTAGTTAATGTATCTTTGCTTGTTAAATCTGCAATTAGATTTGCTGTTTCTTCTGTGATACTATTAGGCCGTGATGATTCTTCAGAAGGTTCAGAAGGAGCTGGCTCTGGTTCAGGAGTTAGCTCTGGATCTTTATCCGTTTGCTGAGGTGAAGGCTCTGGTGAAGGCTCAGGAGTTGGCTTTGGCTCAGGGGTTGGATCTACATTCTCCTCATCTGTGGTATCGGAACTTGGCTCTGGATTGGGATCGTCTGGTTCAGTTTGCTCGTTTGATGGGTCAGGAGTAGGTTCAGGTGTTGATTCTTCTGTCGGTTCTGTCGTTGGTTCTGGTTGTGGTGTTGGGTCTATGGGTGTCTGAGGCTGATTTGCCATAGCTGCAGCAATTGCGGCGGCAACTCTTTGTTGTTCTTCAAATAGATAAGTCTCATTATATAAATCCCAAGCATCTTGTATTGCATCATTCATATCAATAATTGCTTGATCATAAGTAGACTGAGCATTATTTTTAGCAGTTAATTTATTTGATGTATTTGTAACTGCATTGTCATATGCAGTAGATTTAGTTGTTAAAGTTTGATTATATGTAGATAAAGTTGAATTAGCAGTATTGTATACATTTACTTTTGTATTACGTGTTGCTAATTTAGTATTGTAATCTTGTTGTGCCGCTGATTGTGCTTGTTGTGCAGAAGTTAAATTATTTAATTGCTGTTGTGTTGCACCAGATCCATAAGAAAATGTATTTAGGTTACAGCTAAATCCTACACCCCAGCCACCAGTATACGCACATCCTGCTGTAGTCCAACCTCCAGGAATTGACCAACCAAGGAGATACGATCCTGGGCCTCCACCGTTGTACCACCATATTTCTACATCTAAAGTTTTATCTTGGCTAACATTATATATTGGAGAGTATGGGCTCCAGGTAGCACCTTGTTCTACCCAATTATCAACAGCCAGTTGTCCGTCAACATACATTCTAAATCCGTCGTCTGTGTAACCAGCAAAGTACACGCCTGTCCAATCTGATGGTACTGTAATTTTTCCAGTAAATTTAACAATAATATCTGAATAGTGTCCACAAACTGGAAGGTTCATAGAAGCGGAATTCCAAACACCAGTACATATAACAGAACCAGGCACTGCTATATGCTGTCCATTAACATAACCGTCTCTTAATAAATGATAAACGGTGTACTGAAGTCCTGCTGATCCAGCATTATTTACAGCATTTTGAGCAGATTGAAGGTTAGTGTTTGCTGTTGCTAAGTTGATTATTGATATATCGAGAGCGGTTTGAGCAGAATTTCTTTCAGATAATGCAGTAGCAACTGTCACTGTTTGTCCATCTACTGCAGATTGTGCTGTAGTCTTTTCAGATAATGCAGTAGCCTCTGCAGCAACGGCTGTATCATACTCTGCATAGGCTGTGTCTCTTGCTTGTTTTGCAGCAACTGCTGCATCATATTTATCTTCTGCTATATCTATTAAGGCTCTAGTTTCAGCCTCTTGTGTAAGATTTGATACTTTTTCATTAAGCTCAGATATTTCCTGAGCCGCCAAACTTAACGGATCATCACTATAAGCAGGTGTTAAAAATAGCCAACCAAACGCTAAAATGGCGGCTAATGACAATCTCCATGCTTTAGTCCTAGTCAACTATAACTCCTAGTTACAAATCTTGTAACAAGTTAATTATATCATCTGACTATTTAGCGTTATCTGTTTTGTAGAAGCCGTTACCTTTAAACTGAATACCAAATGTACCGAACTGCTTAACCATTGCAGCACCGCACTTTTCACAAAGCTCAACCATGTCTGCTTGCGAAAAAGGTTTTGGTATTTCTTTTGTGTAATTACAAATCACACACTTGTAATCATAATTTGGCATTCTTCTCCTAAATTTTAAGGAGCAGTTTAGCCACATGCTCAGGTGGATCCTAGGCAACTATGCCCGCATCTGCGACTCCCCAGTGACGGGGTGCAGACTTATATTATACCTTATTTAATTTTGATTGTTTTAGGCTTTTTCTCTTCAGGAACAATACGATCTACATCAATATGCAGCATACCATTCTTGAATTCGGCTCCTACCACTTCCATATATTCACCAAGCGCAAATGTGCGTGTGAATTTACGGGCGGCGATACCCTTGTGAAGAATTTCTCCAGACTCTTCTTCTGCTTTAACTTCACCCTTAACGATAAGAGTTCCATTATCTACAGTTACCTCAACATCCTTTTTGTCAAAGCCAGCCACAGCAAGAGATACACGGTATGTATCTTCGTCAACCTTGACGATATTGTATGGCGGGAATGATTGAGAGACTGCCTCTCGATGGATATTGTTGAGTCTTTCTACTTCACGATTGAAGCCGATAAAAAAAGGATCCCTAAAGAGATCCATGGCAAATGTTGTTACCATTTTATTCCTCCTTTAAGCGAATAAATTAATATGTGGGCCCCTTACGGCGACCCACATATATTATAGCAAACTGTATTTTGAATTACAAGATTCGCTTTTTATCTTTCATTTTTTCTTCATTTGCAGTTGCTGCATATAGGGCTCGTTGGTGTGCCTGAGCTCTAGATTTAGACGGGTGGCAACCTTTAAGTTCGCCTTTATCATTTACTACAGCCCAACCTTTACAGCCTGCTGCTCCTTGTTTTACATCGTATGGCATATTTCCTCCTAATTATTTGGTGCTTCTGGCATATCTATTGGCAGTATGCCTTTTTCTTTTGCAATTTCGTAACCTTCTTGGCTTAGACTAATCATTGCTTCTAAATTTTCATTATAGTCTACCTTAATATATCCAGCCTCATATAACTCTACTAAAGTCTTATCGACATATTGTGTATGCGCTTCCCATAATTCTGGGGCAATTTCTTCAGCAATTTCATTTATAGCAAAGATCATCTCTCCGCTTTCATCTACTCCAGCTAACTCTATAGCACCTATCTCTAAATAGTATGCCATTTTTTCGTCTTCTGAATCTCCATGGTTTTCCATTTTGCCTCCTGTGCAACAGGTCAGACTTGAACTGACGATAACCGAATTATGAGTTCGGGGCCTTAACCAACTTGGCTACTGTTGCGAATAGCCTATTGTATTGTGCCGTCATCATTCTTGTCAATAGTCACTTCAACTAATTGCTGTACATAATCAGAGAAATGTTTTCTAATACTTCCAGGCGGTCTAGTGCCAGAAGCCTTCCATATTCTTTTGTATTCCACCACGTTAGCAAACGTGGTAGGGCAGAGCATAGTACCATTATACTCCTTTAGGGTTGTTGGCAATGGGACATGCTTACCACAACATTTACATTCTTTAGCTTTATCTTGATATACGCTCATACTATTTCCATTCCTTCTATTACATCCGCCAAGTCTTTAGGCATTCTAGGGGCTTCTATAACATTCATGCTTCTTGCATACTCCTGCTCAGTATCTCTCTTAAAACTATCGTATGTATGGACCTCTATTTCCCCTATACTACTAGACTTAGTTCTACTAATAGCATTATAAATAGATCCACAGACTGCGTCTGCTAAGTCCTTAGATCCTTTTCTTGGGTGGTCAACTCTATCTCTCATAATTTTTAACTGTAACAATTCATCTATCAAAAGCGGTAGGTGTGGTCCAGTTAATCTTTCTTCTAGAACTACCATAGCCATATCGTCATAATGCTTTTTGGCTACAGACAATGTTTCTGTATTAATTCCGTATGCCTTTAATTGTTGCATCATGTCATGAGAATTCCATCTGTCAAATGTGCAGACACGTATATTAAATCCAGTTGATCTTAGGCTTAGTATATAATCTTTAACTTCAGTAAAGTCTACAGACTTATCTGATGTTGGAGTCCAATATCTAACCGCATCAACTTCTACAATTGGAGCAGCCTGCGAATATGTGTCTGTTACTTTTACATTTACCCATTTGTTTACGTGAGACATAGCAACGGCACAATGGTCATGTTTTTGCGCTAAGTCAACATGCAAGAAATATTCTTTATCTGGATCTGGCGCAAACCATGGCTCAAGTCTGCCGAATGAGTCAATTGCTAGAGCCATATTACTAAATGCCTTTTCAATCTTTTCACGAGATTTAAAGAATGCATCTACTGCTTCTGGTGGCATGCAAGCAAAACGACTAAGAGCATCTGGCATATTCTTATAGAACTCTACCTTAAAATTCTCAATTGTTTTAGTTGGGTTAATCTCCCATGTGGGACGCTTCAAGGCATAGACTTTAGGGATAGTATAAGATACGATGTGGTCTTCTTCCCATTCAACTGTTATCTCATTTCCCTCTGTACCGTCTGGAAGGTTATCGTCCATCTTCATTGTCTTGCTTCTAATAATAGTTTCTTTTTCCGCCACCACTGAATCATAGAATTTTTGAATAGGGTCATTCTTAAAGCGGGGGAATGAAAGCAGAATAACCTTACCGTAGTCTGGGAAACGAGATACAACAGATCCACGATACATATCATAAATAGCATCAGCAGTCTTTGCTTGGTCATGACCAGTTGTGTTCTCTGTGGCAAAGCCAGAAATTTCGTCAAGGATTACAGCGATTACGTTATAACCTTCGAATGCTTCACGCTCAGAGTGTCCAGAATATACGTTTACATTTTTATTAAATCTAACTTCAGAAGCTTTGGGATCATACTTTCCAATAAACCAAGGTGATCTGTCTATGCGTGTTTTAAAACCTTTGAAGAAAACATTGTTTGCCTGTTGTGCGTTAACAGCAATATTAATAATATCGATAGTGTCTCCAGGTGGCTTACCATAATAGGTTGCTGGATCTTTGAGGCATAATAGTAAATATACTATATACGATACAGATATGGTTGAGCAATAATCTTTTCCAGAACCCTTACCCAATTGTGCAATAACCTCATTGCATGTTTGCTTAAATCTACGCTTACCTTCTTCTTCCCCAAACAATTTAATTAGCGTGGACTCTTTATAAATCTGAGAAGACTTTTCAATTAATGTATATTGATTATCTGAAAGTGGCGGAAGCCCAAGATAATCTGGACTTGTTACAAATGTCTGTAGGTCGACTGGCCTCTCATCAAATTCTTCGCCATCGAGTATATCTATCAGATCATTGAAATTAAGATCCACTTACCTGCTCTGCATCTATTACAACTGGTTCAACTACTCCAGTAATTTGGGACAGTCTCTTTGCCACCTCTAGCTTACACTTAGGGCATGTTGCTGTAACTTCTTTTAAAATCTTTACAAGAACATCTTGCTTGCGTTCTGTTTCTGCTAATTGTGTAGCAAGCTCTGCGTTATCTAATAGGCCAACCTCTTGAAGCATACCTATACGCTTGCCTTCAATATCAGCAATTAGCTTTAATGCCGTTGCTTTTACGTTTAATTGACCCTGAGTGTCTGCGTCCTCTACGGTCTTCCAAGCCTCTTTAATAAGCATGGCATAGTGTTGGTCTGCCCCAGAGATGGCTTCCTTTGCCCTCTCACGAGCCCCAGAATCGCTTCTAACGACCTGCTTCCACTCTTCTATATACTCTAAGACCTCTGCCCGTTTAAAACCCGTTAGGGTGGCAATCTGAGTAGGGTTATTACCCTTTAGTAGTTCTGAGACTACCTTGTTCATTCGATCATAATGATCTGCTAATTCAATGTCCATATATATACATTATATTCCTAGTCGACTAAAAAATCAACTGGATTGTTGGCTTTTGGCAATCTTTAATAGAACTAAATAGCCAATTAGGTCATCAATATCATTATCTCCTGGATAATCTGTACCCTTCATAAGTCTATTTAATTTATCATCAATACGGACATGAAGCTGCTCTCTTGGCCCCGCCTTTGAAAATATGCGAACAGGGTCAAGGGCTGAATTGCCATAAGCAATATTTTTCTTAATAAGCATGTGTGCAATTTCATGGCAGGTATGCCAAATTTCTTTACCTGCTTCTGTTCCAACTGTAAGTAAATATAGATCTTCGCATTTAAAGTCTATGGAGTCTGGAAATACTGGTTCTAACATCTCTCCGCCTTTTATTCATGAATATGTTCAGGGCGAACATAATCAACATTCTTTCTTATCCATACTTGCCAGCCTTTTTCCAAAACTGTTAAATGTTCTGAATACATGCTAACAAACATATCAATTGCTGGACCAGGATTATATCTTATCCCCCTAGGATGTGTCCATGCATAATCATCAATTGCCATAATCCCTCCTGGTTTTAGTATCTCCCAAGAAAGCAAGGCATCCATCATAAATGCTTGCGGCATATGATCTCCATCAATATAAATAAAGTCATATTGAATTGAACGATTCTTCATTAGCCACTCATCACTATAGGCTTTTTGTTTAATTAATTGATCTTTAAATGGATCTAATTGTTGATCAAAAGCTGCTTCAACATCTGCAAAATCAAATTCTTCATGGACAATATTTCCATTCCATGGATCTATGCATGTTAATGTAGATGTCTTATCCGTTAAAATATTTTCAATTGTCCACGCTGCACTATTACCGCAAAAAGAACCTATTTCAAGAAACTTTAGATTTGGCTTACCTCTAAATTCATCAAGCAGTCTATCAAAATCTTCTTGAGTTTTATTTCCTAAAAACCAATTTGGTAATTTTTCTGCTAACTCTCTACTCATGCTAATACCTTTCTTTGTTGCTTAGTTTGAAATGTAGATTCAATATCTGCAATTTCACAGTAAAATTTAGAATTTGGTTTTACTGTATAACAATTATATTTATTTTGTTTTAAAAAATAGTAGTCTATTGGGAGACTAATTTGATTATTAGAAACATCATCCACCACTCTTTTTGCGGTAATTCTATTTATTACATAGCAAAGGCAGGACCAGTCTTGATATGCCCTACAGACATCTTTATCGTCTGAATAAATTTCAGATGGAATTTTGTTTTGTGGTGCATAATAAAAAAAGACATCCCAATCTTCTGGAAGTTGATTTAGATAGTTTACAAGACTACTAAAGAAGCCATCTTTATAAACAATATCATCTTCCATCAAAATTAAATAGTCTGAATCTGATTTTAAGAAATTTTTGTAAGCTGTTA